TCTTTTAATGGAGTCGTTACAAGCACAGACTTCAGCGCTAACATAGGAGACTTAGAAACTATTACAGTATCATTTACCGCGAATGGTGCTATTACTTCTGCTGTTTAACTCATGACAACAAATCCTCGCACAGTTGATTTACTAACAACCGCTTTTGACGTTAGGGAAAGAAGACACTATGAACTAAAAAATGAAGCTGGTCAGAAAATAGTCGACTTATACTTCAGGCCACTAACAAGGTCTGACAGAATTGCTGCAAATGCTGCTACAAATAGTGCAGACGCACTAGCAATCAGTACGCGTTTGTTATGCCAACTTGCAGAATTAGAAGATGGTACAAAGGCTTTCGCTTTAGCTGATGCACCAAAACTACAACGCGAGTTACCAGAGAAGATACTAAACGAACTAGAATTATTCTTGTTTGGTTTAGATAATCAACCTGAGTTAGGCGAAGCAAAAAACGCTTAGAGCAAGATAGTTGGCTTAACTTTGAGTTTTTCTTATCTTGCGAACTAGGTATGACAGTTGGAGAACTTAGGACAAGATTAACTGACAGAGAATTTATTTTTTATGCAGCTTATTTTGAACTAAAGTCAGAAAGAGAAAAGCGACACATTGAGGAATCAAAGGCGCGATCTCGTTAATTAATCAGGTAAATTTGTGGCTATTTCAAATATAGACCTGAGAGTCAATTCCCAAAATGCAGTAAGGAATTTACGTCAGGCGCAAACAGCATCAAATCAATTAACTAAAAGTGTTGGCGGTTTAGGTCGTGCATTTGGATTATTAACTGGTGGACTATTAGTAGCAGGTGCTGTAAGAAATTATTTTAAAGGTTTTAATGAAGCTGAGAGAGCAAGAACAGCGGTAAAAACTTTAGGGGTTGATGTTGAAAATTTATCAAATAGACTTTTACTTTTAAGCACTAGTTTAGAGGGCGCATTTTCTCAAACAGAACTATTAGCAGCTAGTTATGACGTAGCTTCTGCTGGTTTTACAGATGCTGCAGACGCTGCACAGGTTTTAGAGGCTTCAGCTTTGGGTGCTGTTGGTGGAATGTCTGAGCTAGGTACAGTTTCTGATGCGGTTACAAGTGTTTTAAATGCCTTTGGACTTGAATCTGATAAGGCAGCAAAAATAGTAGATGGATTTATACAAACTCAGAATGATGGTAAAATTATTGTTGACCAATACGCTAGACAAATAGGTAGAATCGCACCTACAGCAAGTGCAGCGGGTATAAGTATTGATGAATTAAATGCTGCTATAGCTACAATTACAGCGCAAGGTGTACCAGTAGAACAGACATTTACAGGATTAAACCAAGCAATCGTATCAATATTAAAACCTACAGGAGAAGCAGAGAAGATAGCTAAAAAATTAGGAATATCATTTAATGCAGCAGCATTAGAATCAAAAGGTTTTGAAGGGATATTGTCAGAAATTGCTGGCAGTGGTGCGACAACAGACCAATTAGCGAAACTTTTTGGAAGTGTTGAAGCTATGAAAGCTGTATTCCCATTAATCAATGATGACCTTGTAAAATTTAATCAAAATTTATTGAATCAGGCTAATTCATCTGGTACTGCACTAAAAGCAACAGAGGAGTTTCAAGGTACACTTTCATTCCAGTTCAGCCAAATAGTCAAAAATGTAGGTAATCTTGCAAGAAGTTTGGACGAAGTTTTAGGGCCAGCATTTAAAGGGATTTTAGGTACGGTTAATGATATTGTTTCTAAAATGAATGAAGCGGTAGCACTTATGCGAGTGTTTCCAGCATATCAAGAATTAGGAAAAGCAGGGTCAGACATAACTTTTGGTATGGAAAGCAAAGGCATGGAAAGACTTATTGCTGGCGTTGGCATGGCTGAAACTTCTTTGGCTGGTGCTACAAATTTACAAGATTTAGAAGCTGTCTCAACCCTGATTAACAAAATTAGGAATCAAGCAACCCGAGTAAATTCAAAAAGACAGGAAGATAATTTGATAGAACTTTTAAACGCAATCGACACAATAAGAGAAAATATAAAACTAAGGGAGCTTGAAATTATAGAGGCACAAGCAAAAGAGTCATCTAACAATGATGAAATTAATAACCAAATAAAAACTAAATCAAGTTTATTAGATGAAATTTTTGCTAAAAATTCTGCTCAATTCGATCAAGTAACAGCACTAACTAAGTTATATACTGATATGTCGATGTCAATACGATCTGGTTTAGTTGACGCGATTGAAGGCGCAATAAATGGTACTAGGACTCTAGGAGAAGTCGCTACAGCAGTCTTTGGACAGATTCAGAGGTCTTTGATTCAATATGGAGTTAATGCATTTCTGGGGAGCTTGGGAGGAGGTATTGGTAGTTTCTTCGGGCTAAGTGGTGGTAGAGCCAATGGTGGTGCAGTAATGAAAGGTTCTTCTTATATGGTCGGTGAACGTGGACCCGAGATATTTACACCATCTTCTAGCGGTAGCATTTCTACAGGTGGTGGTACTAATATAGTTGTTAATGTAGATGCTTCAGGTTCTAATGTGGAAGGAGATGAAGATAATGGTAGAGAGCTTGGACGTCTTATTTCTGCTGCTGTACAATCTGAGATATTACAACAACAAAGACCCGGAGGATTACTTGCATAATGGCTACATTTCCTTCAATAAATCCTACTTACGGAACCTCTAAAAGGTCTGCACCAAACGTAAAAACGATAAGGTTTGCAGATGGTTACGAGCATAGATTAATGCTAGGGTTGAGTGCTAATCAGAATCCAAAAGTATATTCTTTAAAATTTGAAGTCTCTGAAACAGATGCAGATACTATAGAAACTTTTTTAGATGCGAGGGCAGCAGACCAAGCAAGTTTTACTTTTACACCACCTAATGAATCTAGCTCGTCACAATTTGTTTGTGAAACGTGGTCAAAACAAGTCAGATATTTAAACAGAGCTACTATTAATGCAACTTTTAGACAAGTATTTGAACCAGCTTCATGACTGTTAATCAAAAGATATTTACAGATTTACAATTATCAAATCCTTCTGCGATTATCGAGCTTTTTACTTTGCAATTAATAACAGCAATTCATGGAAACAATACGCTATACAGATTTCATTCAGGTAGTAATTTAAATCTTAATGGAGAGGTGGTATGGAAAGGCAATAGTTATATTAGATTTCCGATAGAGGTTAGTGGGTTTGGTTTTCAAAAAGGTCAGTTACCAAGACCTAAAGCCATAATGAGTAATAAGAATGGGTTTATGTCTGCAATATTATTAGACGTAAATGAAACTACGACAGGAAACGATTTAACTGGTGCAGTTCTTACAAGGTTATCTACGCAAGCTAAGTTTTTAGACGCTGTTAACTTTGCTGACAGTCAGAACGCAGATGCAGACCCTAACGCAGAATACCCTGAAGAAATTTATTCTATTGATAGAAAATCAGCAGAAAATAGAGAAGTAGTAGAGTTTGAACTAGCAGCCCCAACAGATTTAGCTGGTGTTAGTATTCCTCAAAGACAATGCACCCGCGCAACATTTCCTAGTATTGGAACTTTTGCATAATGGATTGGAAACAAAAAGCACTTGAACACGCAAAAAAAGAAGACCCTAAAGAGTCTGTTGGATTATTACTGAATATAAAAGGTAAAGAAAGATATTTTGCTTGTAGAAATCTGTCTATGACTCAACATCAATGTTTTATTTTAGACCCAGAAGATTATGTTAAAGCTGATTCTCTTGGGGAAATAACAGCAGTAATACACAGCCACCCTGTCACACCAGCAGTACCAAGTCAGGCAGATAAAGTTAGCTGTGAAGATAGTGGTTTGATTTGGCATATAGTAAACCCAAAGACAGAGCAATGGGGATATTGCGAGCCGTCAGGATATAAACCGCCATTGATAGGTAGACAATGGGTTTGGGGTCTTACAGACTGTTGGAGTTTAGTTAGAGATTGGTATAAAGAAGAAAAGAATATTGAACTTAGAGATTGGGATAGACCATTAACACCACAAGAATTTAATGAAAACCCAATGTTTGAAAAATGTGCATGGCGTACAGGTTTCAGAGAATTAAGACCTGATGAGCCTTTACAAGATGGAGATTTGTTATTCATGTCGATAATGTACCCGACCTTAAACCATGTGGCATTATTTTTTCAAGGCGATGTCATACACCATTTAACAGATAGACTAAGTTGTAGAGAGCCTTATTCAGAATGGCTGTTAAAATGTACTGGAAAGAGGTTGCGCTATGCTGAGAAAAGTTAAGCTACATGGCAAACTGGCAGATTTTGTAGGCCATAAAGAATTCGAAGTTGAAGTGAGAGATATTTCACAAGCTGTAAGTTTTTTAATACACAATTTTCCTAAATTAGAGGCATACATGAGTCCTCAATATTATCAAGTCAAAGTAGGTAATTATGAAGTCGGAGAAAAAGAATTAGACTATCCTATTGGCAAACAAGATATTCATTTTATTCCTGTTATATCTGGTGCTGGTCGTGGCTTAGGAAAAATCTTGTTAGGCGCTGCCCTCATTGGAGTTAGCTTGATGCTTCCGGGTGGAGGTATGTTTGGAACTTATGGGTTAGGTGGTACAGCGGCAGTGAAAGGTGGATTTTTAACTGGTGTCGGTACATTCACTAGCGCAATAGGTGCATCTTTGTTATTAGGTGGTGTAAGCGATATGCTTTTTCCAGTTCCTGAAATACCTAAATTTG